CTTTTTTTGCAAACAATGCTGACCAACTACCAAAAATTGAAGCACTACCAGTCAACAACAATGATAACCTGTTTCATGAAGCCTCTGCACTCAACACTGAGCAGATATGTTTCTCACACACCATTGACCCTATCCTTATGGGTGTAAGGACCACAGGTTCCCTTGGTGGTGGTGCTGATATCAAGCAGGCATACGTTGTATTTGAGAAGAATGTAGTGATGCCATTGAGAGACCAAGTGGAAGAGATAGTAAATGAGCTCCTTCACCTGGCTAAGATACCAGGCAAGTACATGATCAACAACTTCCAGATAATAAATGAGACTATCGTAGAGATAGAAGGTGATGCATCCAAGACAGCAGATGCCATCAACTCATTGAGTCCACTTGTAGCTACCAAAGTATTGAATGCAATGACTCCTAATGAAGTCAGAGCACTTGCATCCCTTCCTCCTATAGAAGGTGGTGACATCATACCAACTGAAACACCTGCACCATGAATTACTTTATAACAGAGACATACCTTAAGACCAACACACCTATCACAGCCAACGTGGATGTGACTGATGTAACTCCATACATAGCAACACAGGCTCAGCTGAGAATAATGCCTATCTTAGGAACAACATACTACAACTATCTGCTTGCTGCATACAACGCTCAGTCCTTGACTGTAGATGAAGAGGCACTTGTTGTGTTCATACAGCCAGTGATAGCTTGGAGGAGTGCAGAGGATGCTATCTTTGGGCTCACTTACCAACTTAAGAACAAAGGATTGCAACAGCAATTTGGTGACTTCTCAACATCTGTAGGTAGAGGTGAGGTTGCATTCGGCATGGAGCACTATGCACAGAAGGCTTCATTCTTTGAACAACGGTTGATTAGGTACTTGATTGCTAACAAAGCATTGTATCCTGGCTTCACAGATCCTACCAACAGAGATACTGACCTAAGACCAATGATTGATGCATGTGATTGTAATTGTGTAGGGCAGTGCCATAGTGGATGCCCATGTGGAGGGATGAGAGAGAATGGATACAACAACTCAATACTGATATTGTAATGGCATTCAATGAGATAGCATTCACTGTGATAACAGTACTAATGTCAGTGATAGGATACTTCCTTAAAGGACTGCACACAGACCTTAGGGAAGTGATAGATGAACAAAAGAAAATAATTGAGACTCAAGGAAGGCTTAAAGGTAAGATTGAACTGGTAGACAATGAGTCCAGGTTCAAGTATGAAGCCATTGAGAAAATGACTCAGCTGGAGATCAAGCACCTTGCAGAGCAAATCACTGAGCTCACTCAGTCAGTAAAGAAACTAATAGAAGTACAGTTAACAAGATGAGTATAAAACAAAGATGGTGTGCTAAGACTCCCAAGTTCTGGAGGAAAGTACAGAAAATATCAATCATTATCGGAGCTGTGGCAGGTGTAATCATATCTGCTCCAATTGCCCTGCCTGCAGTAGTAGTGACCTTGAGTGGATATGCAATCACTGCAGGTACTGTGGCGGCAACTTTATCACAACTAACAATAGAAGACAATGACCAACGTTAAAAACTACACTGACAAGCAACTACTTGATAGAGTACAGGGCTTGACATCTTATTTTTGGACACCAACTGACATGTGGCTGTTATTTGTGCGGTCAAATGAGGATGCAAATGACCTCTTTGATGACAAGGTGTACATATTCAAGGGTACATCCTTCCAGTTTGTGACCTCTTGCACCACTAATAAGGGCAACAAAGGAACGGCTGTGATGGTGGCTGACCAATGGAACTATGAATCCTATGCCTATGGACTGCATAGAGGCAAGATGGAGGCTCTAAGGCAGGTTAAAGGCATACCATACAGAAGAGACTACACTGTTGATGGTAAGACCAACCCAACTACAGAGATAAAGAGTGATATTATATTCATGAACATACATGGAGCAACCTATAACAAGGGCTCACAACAAGTGGCAACTAAGATAGGTGGATGGTCAGAGGGATGTCTGGTCCTTAACAACAACCCAGACTATGAACGTATGGTCAAGATGGCAAAAGATCAGGCAAAAGTATCAATGGTAATAATAAATGAATTTTAACATGGCAAAGAAAGTAGGCAGACCTAAGAAAGTGGATCTAATAATTGAGACCAACAAGGCAGAGATTGAGTATCACAAGGATGGCACTAACCATGACCTTAAGTATGATGGTAAGAAGGTTGATGTGCACATCACTAAGGATGAGACTGGCACCAAAGTAGAGGTGCAGTCTGAAAATAAGTTTCTCAAAGCTATTGCAACCTTAGCATCTAAGTTTGTAGTCAAGAGATTTAAAAAGAAATAACCCTTTATTTATATAGTCATTAGCTCACTTAGGTGGGCTTTTTGCGTTATTAACAAATCAATGTTAATAAATATCTTTGCACAAATTGTTAATTAAATTTTGCAGTTAAGAAAATTTTAGTACATTTGTAAGGTAATCAAAAACACAAAGCAAATGAAAAAGTTTATTAAAGAATGTGAAGAGTGCCAAGGTAATGGCAGAACTTACACCAACAGTACTTGGGATAATGACCCTCAATATGATGTATCTTATGAATGCAAGTATTGTGAGGATGGTCACATCCAAGATAGTGAGTCACTCAATGAAGCTATTGAGGATGCTCAGTACATGATTGATGGTATGATCACTCGCATCAGATTGACATCAGATAACATCAAGATGGCTTCTAAGTATGAGATGCTACCAGACTTTGTTGCAAGCTACAAAAATAGACTACACACACAAGCACGTGCACTTGCAAGACTTGAGATGTACAAAGCTAACCTTCAAAACTTATAATTATGAATGAGAATCACAGAGCAATACTTGACACCCTAATAATGGGGTGTTTCATTGTGGCAGTTACAACCTTCCTTATTATCATAGGAGTAATAGGATGACAAACTTAGCAATAATCAAGGGGTGGGATAGGTTTGATGAAAGCCTGTACTTCCGCTATTTAAAAACAATTAATAATGTGGACAATACACTATCAAGTATTCACGCAAGGAGCGTGGAGGAGAACCAGCAAGACCGTAAAAGCAGACTCACTGAGTCAAGCAAAAGTCAAAGCAGACATTTGGGAGGGATTAATAATTAAAATTGAGAGGATATGAAACAGACAGCAGTAGAGTGGTATGCAAATCAAGCAATGAAGCTTGAAACAAAAAGACAAAGTGGAAAAATATCCACTGAACAAATGGTTAATGAACTGATAAAAGTACTTAACCAAGCAAATGAAATGTTTAAAGAGCAAATGATTGGATTTGCAAAAAACCTTGAGCATATAGATATAAATAAGTCTGATATGGAAAATGAACTTAATTGTTATTTGAATTTAGAAGACACAGAAGAATTATTAAACGAAACCTTTAAATCAGAATAAGATGACAGCAAAAGAAAAAGCACAAGAGTTAATAGATACAATCTACAATTTACAATCCAGTATTACATGGGATACAAGCAATGAAAATAAAGAGAAAGCTGCTATATTCAATGATGAGTTAGGAGCAGATGTTGAATTATACTGGCATGAATTAGCTAAGCAATCTGCACTGTTTGCAGTAGATGAAATAATTGATATTGCATATTGGGAATACATGGAAAGCATGGGGGAACAAGAAGAAAAGTATTGGCAAGAAGTTAAACAAGAAATATTAATAACCTTTAAATCAGAATAAGATGAAGAAACTAAAAATGATATACATTAGTTTATTTAAAGTTATCAGCCTTGAACAAGCACTTGAATATAATTTAACTTTTGTAAGAAATGTTCATGGTGATGAAATTAACCACATAAATTGTAGGTCAATTTGGGCTGATAAAAATGGTAGAACTTACAGAGTTGAATCTCTTTACAAAAACAACCTTTAAATCAGACCAATGAAGCCAAGGAACAAAGCTAACAACATCTACAACTCAGCAGTTGAGCTGCATGGTGAACAGGAAGCCAAACAACAAGCAATCAAATCAGCAGAGGCAATCAAAGCCCTGGCACCGATTGAAGTTCAGCACCTGTGGAGTGAAGTAATAACACTAATTAAAGAGAAATGAAACAATACAAAGTATGGCTTGAGGATGAAGTAGAAG